CAATAAACCACACCTATCCAAATGAGCAGTTAATGCTGTTGGGTCACCCAAAAGTAAAGATACTTTAAATTGACTAGTTAATGAAAGAGTATCAAAAATACGTTTTTGTACATCGGGCATATTAATATAAAGTTGCCCAATAGCATTACTAGCCATCTAAATACGATTATAGGATTTCTATACTATGTATGTCTGCAAATAATAACTATAAACAAGGAAAGTTCAAACCGAAACATCCAGAAAAGTATAATGGCGACCCAACAAATATTGTTTATAGGTCTTCTTATGAATTAAAAATGTTTCAATATTGTGATTTAACAGAAAATGTCATCTCATATCAAAGTGAAGAGTTTTGGGTTCCTTATGTATCACCAATAGACAATAAAGTTCATAGATATTTTCCAGATATGAAACTTAAATATAAAGATAAAGATGCAAATATAAGAATAGTAGTTGTAGAAATCAAACCAGCAAAAGATCTAAAAGAACCACCCACAAATCCACCAAAACGAACAAAATCTTGGGCATATTCAGTTAAAACTTGGGCAGTCAATCAAGCAAAATGGAAGGCATGTCGTGAATATTGTTCAGATAGAAATTGGGAGTTTCGTATATTTACAGAAAAAGATTTAGGAATTCAAATATGATTGCCGATAAAATACTTAAAGAAGCAGGAAAAAAATATCGTTCTACTGATTGGTACACAAATCGATTGATGAATGAGTTATCAAACTACCAAGATGAAGATATAAGTGAAATTGATACACACTTTATTACTCCTGGTGATTTAGTATTTTTTATGTACTCCGCAAAATACCCACAAAAGTATCAATTTTGGGACAGACAACCATTAACATATATTATTGAAGTCAATCCAAGAAAAGGATTATTCTTTGGTTCTAATCTTCATTACCTAAATCCACAATACCGTGGAGGAGTTGCTGCTTCGTACATAAATAAATCAGGAAATGTGAATGCACCAAGAAAAACTTTACATAGTTATCTTTTTTCTGGTGTAGGTAGTCATTTTTTCAAAGTCCCAGAAAGTGAATGGAGAGAAGTATCTTTACTTCCAACCGAAAGATTTGTTGATAAACGAGGACAACCAGTATTCAAATCCAGAGTTTGGGATTATCCAGATAACCAATCGGCACCATAAATATGGCTACACCTCCAACTCTTCCGCCAGGATGGAAGCAAATTCCACCACAAACAAATTCTAAAGTAGGAATAGCATATACAACTACTGTACCAGATCCAAATAATCCTGGAAAAAATTTAATATTATACGCAGTAACAGATAAACAGGGAAATATCACAGAATATACTTATTACGATTCAAACAAACAACCATTATTCAACAAAACTAAAAATGGAGATCCACTCCCAGCACCTGGATCTAATCTATCAGCACAAGCTCAAACAAACTTAATAACTTTATCTACCACACAAACTACAGCACTAGCGACAAGTTTAGGAGGAACTCCAAATACAAAAACTATTCCAGGTTATCCTGGACCTACTGCTAATACAGGAATTTTCAATTTAGATCCAGACAAATTAAAAGATTATTTTAAATTTGGTTCCATAGATAAGAATTTAAAAGGAACAAATCTACAATACCCAAAAGATGCCCTCTATGACAAAACCCAAGACCACTTACAAATAGGACAATATCATTACCGACCACCAAAATCAGACCAATTATTCAGTAAAGCTGGAACAAACCAAATATTAACATCTGGTTTACAGAAAACTTCCGCATTAGCAGAATTTTTAGGAATTGTCAAATTACCTATGCCAAATAATATTTCAGATTCCAATAATGTTGCCTGGGGTGATGATAGTATGAATAATCTTTCTGCTGCTGCCACTGCTGATGTTATTCAAAATCTTGACACGTATTTAGTTGCTGCCGCCGGAGGGGGATTGGCGGGAGCATTTGCTGGAAATACAGGAAAAGGAATGGCATTAGGTGCTCAAGGAGCATTATTATATAAATTATTAACTGGTGGAGCTGCAAATTCACAAGCAGCACAAGCACTATTAAAAACTGCTGGTGCATCTAGAGTTCTTTCAATGGCTGGATTTTCAGTATCCCCAGAAAGTATTTTAGCAAGAGGATTTGGAGTTGTTCCAAATAGCAATCTTGAACTTCTCTTTAATTCACCAACACTAAGAGAATTTTCATTTCAATATAGAATGAGTCCAAGAAGCAAACAAGAAGCAACAGAGATTAATAAAATTATAAGATTTTTTAAACAAGGAATGGCAGCAAAAAAACAAGATGCAATATCAGGAAACCCACAATACGGATCTGCAGGAGCAGCATCATATTTCTTGGGAACACCAAATGTTTTTCAGTTGCAATATAAGACTACTGGGGGGAAAACAATCAAAGGCGTAAATCGTATCAAAACTTGCGCCCTAACTGGTTTTGCTATGAATTATGCTGCCGATGGAAACTGGGCGGCATATGATGATGGACAACCAGTATCTGTGATTATGAATATGTCATTCAAAGAACTTGAACCAATTTATGATACTGATTACCAAGAGACTATTTTTGACGGAAGAACATTTGTAGATAATACTAACAATTCTGGTGATCTTTACCCAATCACACCAGACGAGGTAGGATACTAAAATGGGTTATTTCAAAGAACTTCCAAATCTTCAATACTTATCACAACTGCCCGATGCAAGTTCAAACGAACAATATATTACAGTAAAAAATCTATTCAGAAGAGCAAAAATAAGAACTGACATAATCAATATCATTACTGCTTTTGATTATTATCAAATTCAAGATAACCAAAGACCAGAAATAGTTGCTTCAAAACTTTATGGTGATCCAGAACTTGATTGGGTAGTTCTAACCACAAACAATATTACAAACATAAGAGAACAGTGGCCATTAAGTAATGCTGACTTGCATAGTTATATGCTTGATAAATATGGATCCGAAGAAGCATTATCATCAGTTCATCACTACGAAACCACAGAAGTTAAAGATGAATACAATCGACTTGTAATGCCTTCTGGACTTAAAGTAGATGAAGATTTTACTATTTCATATTCAAAACTTATCAATGTATTTGTTACAGTTTCACCAGTAAAGCAAGTTACGAATTACGAATATGAAATTGATATTAATGAAAATAAGAGAAAAATTAGAATACTAAAACCACAATATCTATCAGTAGTTGTTACAGATTTAAGAAATATAATGAAATATGGTTATTCATCTGATTATATTAGTCAAACAAATAAATCAACATATAACCCAAGAATTACTGGGGTATAAAAACCCTACAGACAAAAAAATCTCCGATCAAAATGGCAAGTTTAAATTTTTTTGGTAAGGTAATTAAAAGTCGATTTTGAAAATCAACTTTCAGCTAACTTTTGAAAATAAGAAAGAGCATCATCGTCTTCATCTTCGTCAACAGAAGAACTAGATTTTGAGGACGAAGTAAACGTAGGCTCACTCTTTGTTAATGTCTCTATTTCTTCTTCCTCATCAAGTGTTTCTGGATCTTGACGCTTAGACGCACTCTTATTTCCAAGAACATATCCCAAACGCTTCTTCAAATCTTCATAAGATTTGAAGTTCTTTTCATCTGTAAATTCATTCAAATCGTGAATGGACTTATAGATTTCCTCAAGAGCATCATCATCATTCAAGAGAGGACCAGGTTCAGAAAACTCTGACTTATCATAGTTCCAGTATCCCTCTACCTTACGAAGCTTCAACTTGAAGTTTGCACCTTCCCAGAAATCAAAAGCATTAATGGGTTTTTCATCATCAAACTCTGGTTGCATCGCAGCCATAATCTTATCAAATACTTTCTTACCAAACTTATAAAGAAATACCTTACCTTCATTTTCAGGAGCAGCAGGATCTTTCACTACATAAATGTTTGCGTAATAAGAAAGTTTACGCTTACGATCACGAACAATATTCTGATTATCTTTACTTCCAGTATTCCAAAGTTCACGATTTGCTTCACAAATCGGACATTGACCCTTATTAGTAGTTAGGCAGTTATCAATCAACCAACCACCAGGTCCTTGGAAGGCGTGAGACCAGACCTGTGCCCAAGGTAGATCACAACCAGCAGCAGCAGGAAGAAACCGGATTACAGCAGAACCAGTTCCACCTTTATCCATAGCAGGTTTCCAAAAACGATCATCATCCTTGGAACTAGTTTCGTTGAGTTTCTCAACTTGTTTAATGAGTTTCTCGGTCAAAGAACCCATCTTTGATTGCTTCTTTAAATCAGCAAATGACATTTGTATTCTCCGTATTAATTGTATTGGGATGTGTTTGACGTATCAAGTATAACACGCATAAGGTCAGTCGTCAAGGGTATTTTCAAGTCCTTTAATAGTTCCTTCGAGCATTTTGAAAAAAGCATCAAAACCTTGACTTTTATCAAATCCAAGAAGTTCAGCAGAATCAAGCATACGCTCTTTCATATCTACTGCTTCTGGGTCATCAGAAAGTGAAAGCCTAAAAATAAAAACTTTTTGTTTTTCTAGAAATTCTTTCATTAAATTCAAATGTCCCTTTCTTTGTTCTTTATCATAAAAAGGGACATACATCATTTCTTTAAAAAGTCTTTTCTGCATTTCTTCAAGTTCTTCCAAATTTGCTCTAACTACTTCTGATTGAAAAAACTTGCTCATAATACAATCTCCTTAAGTACATTTTTATACTTTTCTACATCAATATTTAGGAATGGTCTATATTTTCGAATTCTTAAACTTACAAAATTCCAAATCGGATCCGTAAGTTT